GCCAGACGTGTGAGGGCGGCGGCGGCCCCACCAGCTTTTGTTTTTGGATATCGATCGTCTTACTATCTTCTGTACCTTCAAAACCGCGTCCCGGCAAAACGACGTTATCCAAAAAATCTTCACAGTCAGTGAGACCGGGATAAGCGAGTATCGTATCTCGAATCGTCTTAGCCATGATTGTTATTCTCCGTTTTCAGTATCCTGAATCGTTTGATCCTCCGGTTCGACGGTTTCACCCAAGAATGTCGCCGGGATATCATCCGTACCCTCGGTATCCTCGGAAGCGTTCCAATCCTTCCCATCCACTTTCATGATGAACATGGCATCCGGATCATTCACGACAGGAATAGCGTTCGCTTCCGCTTTCGTCCATTCCTTGAACGGTTCCAGCTCAGACCATTTGGTTACCAAGATCCAATCCTGCTTAACCATGAGAGCGATTTTCTGCAAGGTAGCGGAAGACTCGGCGGCGATCGGCCCATGCTGAATGTCACCCACCTTCAAATCCTCCAAGAAGCATACACGCTTACGCTCCCAAGGATTGATCGTCTTACGACGATGGGCACTATCCTCGATACGGACAGCCGGGTTCACGGTAATGATCTTCACCGGGATCTCCTGCTCGGCCAGATACTCGTTGATGAGATTCTTTGTCACCAATATCTTGGAGGACGAATTAACCCATGCCTTTAACGTGTCGAACGTGGATTTCTGTTTCTTTAGCAAAGAGAAATCAGCCACGTGCATTACAACGTAACGGATCGTCACCCCTTCGGCAGAAGCGGCCACAACCGTATCCTCAATATCCTGCAATCCATTGGCCGTTGTAGCGCTACTCCAGTCCGTAGTAGATTTACGCTGGTTCTTCTTCGGCATACCGCAACCGACAAACTCAGCCGTAACGACACCGCCATTGTTCTTTGCCGACAAATGGAAACCCGCACGGCTCATGAGCTGCATACACCACCATTCGAAACGGGCACGAACGGAGTTATACACGAAATCCTGATCCTTGAAAGCCAGATTCAACAATGCCAACTGGTCCGCGTCACCTTGCGCGTCACGTTCCAATTGCTTATACTCGTTGTAATCGCTCTCGTTCATGCCACGCTTGACGGCTGTCTTCGGGATATCGCCGGACAGCTTGCTGATCACCTCACGGGTCTTCTGCGGTGCGGAAGCGTCGAAAGAGATCACGTCTGCCATTACCGGAGCGCCTTTCTCACCGGTCAGAGTCTCCCACTTCAACGAGGTCTTTCTTTTCACCCCGAAGAAGTTCGGGAAGACAACCGGTTTCACATGACGGGTATTCAAACGGGCCGCCATGTTCTTTTTATTCACTTGCTTAATTAAACTTCTTTCCATATATCTGATTTTAATGGATTACACAAAACGGATAAACGACATTAATACCTTCAAGTCCTTATCTACCGGGAACGGCATACAGGATTCGTTTACCGTACCTCTTACCAATAACCCGGACTGCTGGTTGGCTACAGTCAAGTCGACTTTATTCATCGTGACAACCAATTCGCCATCATAAGGCAACTTGGCGGCTTTCGCAGCCTGTTTGTCTTTAGCCTGAACCAATACCTGACCTTTTGCGGCAGCACCGATAGTCGCTTCCAACGTGATCGTATCAAACTCCGCATTACTCTTATCAATAGCCGTGATCATATCGGACGCGCCTGTCAAAGCTCCACCAATCGTCACGAAGTCACCCACACCAAACAGATGATTCTTGGACACCTTATAAGTAGTTTCATTGCCAGCATCGGAAGCCATCGCCGTCTTCAATACATGATACAGCCCCGTTTCCGGATCTTTCACCACGATCACGATCGGAGGAAGCTCGTCCAACGACTTGCCATTGAACAAAGCGTTCCGCAAATCCCGGCGGTCAATCGTCCCACCGCCGATCACATCCTCAATAATCTTTTCAATTCCGGGAGGATACTGGAATTCTCTTTCTCTTTTTCTGTACATAACGTTACACTTTTCTTGGATTATTCAATACCCAGGTTCACCACACCGGGATTATTCGCACTCTTGTCGGCATCCTGATCCATCAGCTTCGCCCAATCCGCCTCGGAACGCTCCGGAAGATTCACGGAACCGGGAGCGTAATCACCACGGGCCACGGCATCATCGATCGCCTTTTGCTGGATTCCGGTAAACTCTTCGGAAAGCGCCTTGATTTGATCCTCGATAGAGATTTCCGAAGCCAAATCCACACGTCCCAGCCAGTTATCCGGAAGACCAGCATCTTTCAACTGCTTACGGACTGTTTCTTTCTTAGCCTCGTTTGCCGAGTTGGTAATGGAATCGCCCACCTTCTTAGCCATATCATCGACGCTCTTCCTCATACTTTCCAGATAAGCTTTCAGTTCCGGGCTAAGATCCTTCAACAGCTCTTCTTCCGTTTTCTTGTTCTTATCCGGATCTTCTACCGGTTTACCATCCTTCAACCCATGCTTAGCTTCATAAGCGGCGACAGCGGCCGTTTCAGCCGTAGTCTTAGCTTCATTCTCCGCTTCTTGGATTGCCGGAAGAATATTATCCTTGAACAGGTCCACGAAAGCCTCCATCCCCTCGGCTTTCTCAATCTTGAACGTTTTCTGAATACGTTCCGCATACTTCTCCGGCACGCCTTTCGTCTTACATGCCGCCTTGATTAAATCTAAAATTGTCATAAGAGTTTTCTGTTTAAAATATAAGGAAGGGGAAGAAAATTCCGGGTACAAAAAAAGCCCACCGGACAACCGGCAGGCTTTCATCTCTAAATTATTCCTATAAGAATCTATCTTGTCAAATCATGTGATTGGATCTAAGCCATTGTTTGCCAGAAGGCGTAAGGCAATAGATCAAAAATGCGGCACAAGGTATGCCTATCACGGCGAATCCAATTATAGCTCCCATTACTTATCCTCCTTTTTCTTATTCGTTAATACCAATCCTGCTATTAAGGCTAAAATAGAAGACGTAAAGCCTAGGCCATAAATCAGCCACTTATTATCTTCCATATCCTTGAATAAAGACGCTACCACTACACCTGTAAAGATATATTTCGAGACATCAATCAAATAGTTTCCTAATTTCTCTTTCCACATAACGCAAAAATAGCACAACAAGATGAAAACGCAAAGGTATTTCTATTTTTTCTTGTGGGATTCAGAATTAGTGCTCATCTTTGTGGTGTCTATCATATTTAACTAAGGGATGTGGGCATTTTTTATGCACACACATTTATTGTATAACGATATTTGGTATTCGTGTACCCCTGTGTGGAACTGTAATGGGACCACAACATCCCTTGGAATGTGATAGACAGCAGGAAAGGCACGAATACCTTTTTTTATTATATATGTCTATCAATTCCAAGGATTCCAATGCCGCCAACAATAGTAACGGCAAAAGGACGGCCCAACCCTCCGAAATGGGCAAGTACTCCACTCCAGAACTGCAAGCCGCTTTCAATTCCGGTCGAGAGATAGGAAGAACCGAAGGAATGCTATACTACATCAAGCACGCTTCCGAGAACATGCAAAAGGAGGCTGAGAAGTTAAATTCGAAACTACAGGCACAAAAAGCGAAAGTATAATAGAGATATTACGTGGCAATTGAGTAAACAATTTAGAGGGCATAGGGTGTATTCTGTAAACTGCCACTTTACTACAGAATCCCCGTTGCCCTCATTTTCTTTAATGAAGCAACCATTCAGCGAACTCCTCATGATCCATCATAATCGGTGTAGCCACACATATACAGTGCGGATGCCATCCGGTAAACTTGAAATCTTTCGGATATTTGCCAGCCTTGGCATCACACACAGGACACGGCCCGTGATTCGTCGGCGAACGCTCCACCTCTATACCAGTCACAAAATCCATATTCTGCCAACGCTCGTAGTCGGCAGTACGAAACGCTTTATTTGTTTTCGTCACAGCCAAGCGAAGAGCATTTTTATAAGACGAGCGATAAACACCCTGCCCCGGATGATAATCTTTCATCGGTTGGGATGGGACCAATTTGCCATTCGCATCCCTTACACGGCGGAAACGACGGTTGGGTTCGTTTAGTAATTGCCGTATATCTTGGCCGATCAACGCTGCCGGACGACCAGAGGACAAACCCGAAGAAAGATAATATTCCAGATTATCCATAGCTCCGTCCGTTATATCCCAGACACGGGAGGATATGGTTTTACCAAATTCATCCTTACGTTTCAACAGGGTATTCAGCGCATCTGCACTTCTGGAAAACATCTTATCCTTCAACGTACTGGATATGGCCATATCCTTGATATAACCTGTTACCAGTTCATCCGCTTTCCTATTGCCTAAATTCCATACATCGGTAACCGTATTGGATATATTGCTTACGAGCTGCGTATGCAGGTCATCCAACAGACGTTCGATTTGCTTCTCTATGGTAGCGTTGCCTATCCATACACGGTCACCTCCATGATCCGACCATTTAGCCAAAAGAGGTCCTATCCTACGGACAAACTCGTCAAACGAATACTTTATGCTACCTTGTTGCCGGAACAGACATTGCAGGAATTGTCGCTCATGAAATGATAGTTCTTTCATTCTCCATATCCCATTGTTAAGCCGATCATATTATTGCGTTGCGCTGCTGTATCTTCCTCTTCCTCCATCAGCTTCATTTCTTCATCCAAGTCTTCCGTCAAAGGAGAATGAGCCGTAACCGTGCGTTGGGCGTTGATCGGTTTACCTCCATTGGCAAGGGACAGAGTTTGCAATGTCTCGGACAGATCTTCCGGCAAAATAGAACCAAATTCCACATCGATCAGGTTGTTCACCAATTGAGAACGATACTTGATGTTGGTAATATTGCATATCCCGGCCAACACGACCGACACACAACGTTGTACGACCGGACCGAATGTTTCCATGTTCTCACTCGCCTTGATAGTGGCATCCATCAGCATGAATTTACGGGCAACACCGGACAGGTTGCCGATACCTTTCAAATTGTCAAAAGAAAGATCCGGCGTGGATGTCCCGGCAAACTGTTCACTCTTCGTTTCTTCCAATTCTTTGTCCACAGATGGCTGGGAACCGGTCCACGTCAGATAGTCCGCATCTCCATGATACTCCTTGCCGGACACTTCATCGACTTTGATTGGGAAGTTGATGTCTTTCCCGGTTGTTTCCTTAGAGGGTAAATCCGAATCGCCATACGTTTTCAAGATCGGTTCCGCAAAGTAGTCGTTCGTATCAGCCATACGGGACAAACGCATTTCCCGTGCATCCATAATGCCGGCCACTTCGTCCCATTCAGGCTGGAGTACATCAGCATACACGACCGGAATCTTACCAAATAGGTTCGGAACCTCTTTTATAACCCAGCCGCCCATCTCATCGGTAGCTATTATAATCTTATCGGCTGTCCAGATAGTACAACTATTCCGGAGCATGCCGTTAGAATTTATCTGGTAACGATGAATAAAAGCATCCAAATCGTCGTTATCATCAAAATGAGGATAAAACTCAGAAAAGGTATTTGCATTACGAGGAACAGAAAGCGTCTTAACCTTCAATTCCGTAATCAATTTGCCGTCTAATCCTTTGGAAGTATACGGATAGAATACAAGAGCAGCCTTACTTTCAGAAAGCACCTTACGGGCGAACGACTTCAAGACGGATTGCATTTTCAATCGGCGTTCCCATACACGTTTGAACTCTTGGAAACCATCGTTCTGATCTGTTCCCGTAATCGTCATTTGCCCGCCAAACAAGAAGGCGACAGAGGTACGCACCTCCTTTTTCGGGAAGTTGGTAACGATACGTGCCACATCGACAATCTTGTCTTCCAACCGTAACGGTTCCCCATTCTTATCCTTCAATGTCTCCGAATAGACTGCCAGCCGTTTCGGTTCACGCCAGCCGACAGAGGTTTTACGCCGACGGCGCTCACCGTGATATTCTCTGTAATATTCCCTTGGTTCCCGGTATTCTATAGTATCGACACATAGCGTACTAACTACCTGCCCAAAATCTTCATTTGCAAGGATGTCGTTTATACTTGGCATATACTTTTTTAATAAAATATATGCCAAATAATTATTTACTTAATATAGTGGGCAACTTTCTATTTTTAGAGTATCAATATTCATTCTCATCTCTTTTATCTCACAATAAGGATGAACTTCTTTTAAATTTCTCACAAAATCTTCTTTATTAAAGTCTTTGTTTTTTTCAATTCGACAACCTAAATAAATTTCTTTTATAGCATCAAAACAATATATATCTCGTTTAGGGGGATTAAATGCAATCATCCTATATTCATGTTCATACTCCCAAGCTCTTGATTTCGTAGTCAACATTTTCACTATATACTCATCATAATGAGACCCATTGTTAGAAAATTCAACTTCTGGTCTTTTATCCTGAAGACAAACAGGTAGTATTTTATACCCCGATATTTCCTCTAACTTTTTAGCATCAAATCCAATACATACCCCTTTATGAGAATCAGCATAATGAGCCCACAATAAATCATTATTACAATCAGAAGATGCACAAAAGACACCGTATTTTTTTAAATCCTCTTTTATCTTGGGAGTAAAAAATTCCCGAATATAAGATGTTACAGACTCACTTTGCCAATCAATATCATTAAAATCTGGCATATCTTTTAAGCATGGATACAAATTCAGTACTTTTTCTTTAGTGATACCCTTATATTGCGGAACAATTTGTCCTTCAAATGGATCATTCAAGCTTTCAAAAGCTGATAGATAAATTTGACCATCAAATAATAGTCTTTTAGTAAATTCATTCAACGAACCATTTTTTCCATACAAAACTCTGTATTTATATAATATATCTCCACTCATGTCTCTTTTATTATTTTCACAAAAATAGTATTTATCTAGCTCTTGCAACCTGTCTAGTCCTATTATTTTGACACAACCCGATAAACTCTACATTCTCCGCAAGTATCGTCATACCGTCAGGTGCATCGTCATGCTTGTTGCCTCCCTCTTTCTTATAGCTGGTCAATGCTTTCATAAACCGGTCGTAATCCGAACCTTTCTTATACTCGCCTTCTGCCAAGAAATAACAATGCTTCTTGATCCAACCAGACTTCAACAAGATACGTGTATCCTTATTGGCTGTTGTCGGTTTCGCCTGAATGATACATTTTTCATTCTTTGCCTTTACAGCCTTACGGACATTGAGGGCGAACAAACGACCACCGTTGTTACTCTCGATACGCATATTGTCGCAACGGGTATCAAGGATCAAGGAAACCAGCTTCGGTTCGGTAATCTCTACATTATCCTTCGTAAACAAAACATCGGTAATGAAATACTTCGTACCGAATACCTTGGCAATCGGCGCACAGAAATCATCGTCTCCCTCATCGGCCACATCGGTAGCTCCAATAACACCGTCCGGTTGCTTGCCCTCAATATCAGCCAATTTAAATCGGTTAAGCTCCGATTTCGGGAACAACAACCCGATTGCCTCGATTGGATCTTGCATATACTCGGCACACCAAATGGAATCATCCGTTTCCTCACGCAATTCGTGATAATACTCTGTCGTATGTACCTCCTCACAAAAAGAACGGTCGTTCTCATCCAAGGCGGCGACACGAATGATCTCGTCATACTTTCCCATCTCCTCCATACGGCCGAGCACGTCAGTGGCAGACCAGCGGGTACCGATATCGATCGAACAACAGTTCCCCTCTATACGGGAATCGTGCGTTCCCTGCTTCCACGACCAGACCTTTTCATTGTTGGTATCAGACAGCGCATCTTCCAAACTCTTATACAAGTCGTCCGTCATGGCGAGCATGGACGCACCGAAACCGATTACCGTACCGCCTACACCAGCCCCGAAGTAACTTACCTGCCGGGCAGCTTCCAAGCTCCAGCCATGCACGTTCTGTTTATCACCACGCAATTGTATATCTGGGAAGATTTCCTTAAACCGGGAAGAACGGACGATGTCGCGCGTGTCATAAGACAGCTTGTTATACAGCGTATCGGAACAGCAGTTGCGCATGACCGACTCTTCCGGGAAGTGGCCAAGCATCCACGAAATGAACAAGGATGATATATAAGACTTCCCGGCACGTGGCGGCATGGAGACGGCCAGCCGGCGGATCACACCCGACAGATACGATTCGTACACCCGGGTGAAAGCATCTGCCACCTTCTTTAAGAACAGACGCTTAGCAAAGAACTTAGGGTCATGATATAAACAGTAGGCCCAGAAATCATTCCGAGCCTCCCGCTTACGCAATATGGTAGCTGCCTTTGCTTGCCTGATTAATATGTCTCTTTTACTCCTTTTCGCCACGGATAATTGCTTCTAATTCTTCATCCGACATCGATTCCAATTCATCACCCAGCTTAACAAGGTTCTCGACCTCTTTCTTATCACGCCACTTAGCCGGCTGCCGGTTCTTCAACCAAAAAATAGCGGCTGTCGTATCCGGAGGATAATGCTCGATATACTCTACTTTATCCGTAATCCGGCCCTCATTGGTAGCGAACTTCGTAGCCTTGGCATCGTAGCCAATCGCACGGCTGTAAAGTCTCGAAGCGACATTCGCATCCGCCACAGCCTTTCCCTTTTTTAAGGACTCAAGAAATTGAGGAAACTTCTTTTTCCAGCTGTTCAACGTTTGTTCTGAGACAGAGAAGAACTCAGCGATCTCTTTATCCGTTGCACCTAACAGACAAAGTTTTAGAGCCTGTTCCGCATACTCTTCTCTATATTCAGATTTACGCCCCCTACTTTTCTTTTTTACTTCATTCTTCTCTGTCATAATTAACCAAAACTAACGAATCGGGACAATTCTGCCCTCAATTCAGGTAAACTTCCATTATCAAAATAGAAAGAAGAACGCATTTTACCTTCTTTCTTTACACCACGCATCGACTTACACAAGTGTTCCCCTTCCAATACGATACCCATTGCTAAAGGCGGATATTCCGAACCTAACGCTTCTTGGAGCATCACGATGATATCTTTCGCTAATCGCTCTTGTACCTGTAACCGTGCCGCACAATAATCAACGACACGACCAACTTTCGATATGCCCAGTATCTTACCTTTGGGATTAGGAATATAAGCAAACCAATACTTCCCAAAGAAAGGCATCATATGATGTTCACACATTGAATAAAATCCACCTGAATCCGCGATAACACTATCACAAGAAAGGCCATCCACGCCATTTGGGAAGACCGTTATTTTAGGCACTTGTGACAGATCATATCCACGAAAGATCTCTCCCCACATTCTTATGATACGATCCGGCGTTCCCCTCAATCCCTCCCTGCAAGGATCCTCGCCTATAAAAGAAAGGATCGTTCTTATCGCACATTCAATATCTTGTGTGTTTGTAAGCTTAACTTCCATTTCGGATACTCTTTAATATAGTTAATAACTTCCTTCGTATTCCGGCCGGAACAAGGCTGCAAATAATATACTCCCGCTGAATATTTATCATATTGCGACATATCCTGTCCGGTATAGACTACCTTCAGTTCATTCGGGTTGATCACGACTGTTTTACCGCCCTCTTTTGGGGAACACGTAATCCAGTCTATATTTACAGGTGGAACTAAAGTTCCATTTGTCTCAATCTGAACAAATCGGCCAGTGGCCTTGATCTTATCAACCAAATCATATGTAACCTGCATACAAGGCTCTCCGCCTGTCAATACGACATGCAAAGCCGGATAACGCCTTATTTCCGCAATAATCTCATCATCACTTAACATCTTGCCTTCTTTGTGTTCCGTATCACAGAACGGGCACCTCAAGTTACATCCAGAGAAGCGAACAAAAACAGCTGGCGTACCAGTAAAGTAGCCTTCACCTTGAATGCTGTAAAAAATCTCATTTATCTTCTTCATACCACGCTATATTATTCTCTGATTCCTGAACCATCACCTTAAAACATTGAGGTATCTGGTCACAGATCCACTTCGCTATATTTTCCGCTGTCGGATTAAACGATAATACCTCATTCAAGTTCTTATGATCTAGTTTCTCCTGGATCATTCGCTTGACATGGGCAAAGTCGACAACCATACCATCTGGATTCAACTGTTTAGACCTGCACCAAACGATTACGATCCAGTTATGCCCATGCAAGTTCTCACACTTACTCGCATAAGAGAGACTCAGACGATGAGACGCCGATATCTCTAGACGCTTCCTTACTGTATACATACGATTTTTATCGATAAAGAGTTAATACCTGTCTTATCTCTTCCTCCTCCCGTTTCCGGCCATACTCGCCAGATTCGATCAAAGGAAGTATTTCATGTTTTATATAAGATATATTCCTGCCGATTACATCCATGGAAAACGGATATCCGTTCAACGCAAAAGCAATAAATTTACGGAAACACGGTTTACAGTTCCAACATTCGTGCCCATCAACAGGAGCATAACAACTGAACGATGAACTAAACGCTTCACTAATATTACCTCCTTGAGCTATATATTGCTTCAACAACTCAGTCTTGGTATATGCTTTATAGTCCAAGTTTATCTTGATCGTTCGTTTTTCTGTCCAATGTTGTTTTTGGTAGAGATAGCCGAGTAAGTCCTCATACAACTCGGCAAATACAGGCGATTTATCAAGAACACGGTCACCCGCTGTCGCTCCCAAACAGATTTCATCGCCATAGTTCGTCGCAATACCGATCAAATACATATTCCTGAGAGGGATAATCTTATCTTCACGTTCCCACTTTGATAAATCCAACCTCTCAATGATGGTATCATCCGGAAGACGCTTCATTTCCTCTTTTGAATAACGGGTATTCATATCGACATAAAGCCTTATATCCGGTTTCCAGAGTTTGTCTATCAACCAACTATCCATACCTCCTGAATACAGAAGGACTTTCTTGTTATAAGTATCGTTCCGCATACCTTTGAAATTTTATCCACTCATTAAAATTGTGTCTATTCGATAAATCATGATTCTTAGCCCTCATCCCTTGGGGAGGATTACGATATATCATTTGCTTGCCATTGAAGAAATAAATCTGCCCAAATCTGGAACCGGACAACCAAGTCGTACTATCAACGCTATCAAACTTCAAAAAAGGAAGAAATATCGTATCTGTAAATCCAAGCCCATGAATACGGGTACCGACAGAGTGAGCTTGATCGATAAACCATTTTAATATCATGGGATTACCTCTTATCCGCCTACCCTCTTCCATCGCAGAGGTCGTACCGATCGCAACATAGGGATAATCTTCACACATCCGAATAAAATAATCCTTCCCCCGGCTTGCATGCCAAACAGGAATAGGCCGCCGCCCTGTACGATCTTCCAAATATTTACGGTAATACTCGACCTTCTCCAGCCCTACAACAACATCTATATCCAGCTCAAAGAAGCGTTGAATGTTATTTTTCAGAACAAAGTCAGCATATTTCTTGACATAGCCATCCCAATCAAAACTGTTATTCTTTCCGGAAAAGGCTGAAAACGCACCGCTATCAAGAATATGTTTCTCTTGACAGACATAACCTCCATAATGTCCCGATTTATGCTCCCAAAAAGAACTTAAGAGATAGATATCTTTCGTGTCAAGGTTCCATCGTTTGGCACAAGGTTTATAACCGGCAAGATATAAGATCATAGCTCTATTTCCTTTCCGCAATGAGGGCAAACCATCGTCTTTCTCTTATTCTCTACTTTATCTGCTCCCTCAAAAAAACGATCCACATCCGTCGGCATATCATCAAATGGAAGCTCCAACTCCCAATCACCAAGTTCGTCAATACTGAAATCTTCAACTACGGCTGCAAAATCGAACATAGAAGTGTCCGATGTATGGTTATCAGCCAAAGCCAAAAGCTTTCTTTTTTCATCTTCTGTAGACAAATCCGTTCTCCTGATCGCTATCAGTTCATTCCCGTCAGACTCTACAACCCGAACCTTTAACCCAAGTTCCAAAGCCTGCTCATAAACACCATTTCCGGCAATAATAACATCGTTCTTATCCAATAGAATAGAACGACCCGTTCCGCAGTCCTCCAAGCTCTTTTTAATAAGCCGTTTATTCTTATCTGTGTGGATGCGATAATTCCGAGGGTCATACTTCAATTCTGTCATAACTTTTATTCTAAAATATAACAGGGGTAATCAATTAACACAAATACAGTTGCAATTCCCGGATAGCCTGTTCCACGCTCCGAACAATCACATACTTACTACCTGCCATTTCAACTTGGCGTTGGTATTCTTTTTGATCGGGAGATTGTTTTCCCGTCGATGTCTTGAACTCCAAACAAAGGGAAGCATACCCCTTCTTCGGTATCTGAAGGATCACATCAGCTACACCTCGTTTAACTCCTTGGCGCTTCATATTAGCCGCTTCTATTTTATGCCGGCTACCACCGTTCGGGACTGCAAAAAGGAGCCGATCCGGTAGGTTCGGGAAGAATAAAGGAACCTTATTGAAAAACTCCGACTGAATCCGAGCTTCTTCGTTGTCATGATGTTGCTTCTGTTTTGGAGGGTTCTTTTTATCAGAGTAGCAGTTATAACAAACCGGTCCTTCTTCTGTATTGATCACAGAAACCGTTTCCCGGCCACAGGCTATACATTTTTGCGTTTTCATATCTTAGTTTCATATAAGATATAAAGGACAGAAAGAAAGCCCTCTGGATTACCAAAGGCTTTCTTAACTCACTTCTTTCGTTATTTGAGTCAAATCGGAGCTCCTCTTTTTTTCAGTACATTATCACTTTTTCTTCCTACTCCCTGATTTCAGCATGTAAGCGGATGTTTTTACAAGTTCCTGGAACGGTTATTTTGACTTGTTCTTTGAGCTTGTTTAACCAATTTTTTGTCATTTGTCTTTACATTATTTGGTCGTTAATTTTTAATTTCTGATTTTTGTAACGGTAATATTGCCAAATTAAAACTATAACATCCATGAATAAAGAAATTAATATTGACTTATTGCGTAAGCGAAAAAATCTCGAAGAACAAATACAACAACTCCGATCCAAGCATCCTCTCACTGATAGAGAGCAAGTAATGTTCAATGAAATGCTCAGAGAATTAGCAAAGATCAATGAAATACTGAATTAATAGTTTGTTCTTATCGCTGTACAGGGGTATATATCAACTGTACAGCGTTTTTTATTATAGTTACTTCTTTTCGTGATTTGAGCCTAATCCGTCTCATGGATGTGCTTTTCAACCATTCTTTCACTCATGGCTATGTTTCGATTTCCTCCACATCCTTTGAAACAATACCCAATCAGACGCTCACCGACATATACATATTCACCTTCCCTGTTAGGATAGGTACATTTATATAGTCGTCCTATTAGTAACTTTTTTACTTTCATCTTTTTTTATTATGAATCAGATAAATATTTTATCAAACTCTCTTTGTCTTTAAAAAGTCTTTTATCCCATTTAGGATAATTGTTTCTGGGTACACTAAGTCCATCTGACAGCTTATAAACCATAAGAAAACTATCATCAGTATAGGATATTTCGATAATTATTTCGCTTATAGTTGAATGGATAATGTTATCCCCGCTCAGATAGCAGACTCTATCTCCTACGTTAAATTCAGTATCTATATTCATACCTTCTTATTTTTTGTTATTCACAAAGTCCATAATAACTCATGCAACTCGTTGCTACATCATCATCGTCAAAAAGGGAACCGATCAACCGCTTTCCTTGTATATAGCGAACAATATCGCCAATAAACGGATATGCGCCTCTGTAATATTTGGATGGAATCTTATCCGGCCCACAAAAACTACTATTTAGTTGTTGTTCAAGGCTTGCAATGTATTCAATCCTGTTAGGGTCTTGAACACTTATATTATACATATCTTGTTGCGAAGCCATTATGCATGGATAACATCCTACCCGTTTATAACCCATCCGATATAATGGATTAGGTTGCAATCCATTATCAAGAATATAGTCTATCACCTGTTGTGCTGACCAGTCGAATACAGGTCGCAGAAGATCATCGGAATGTTTTGATCTAAATCTCAACACGTCTTTACGCCTATAAGTATGGTATTTGTCTTTACCATTTTTGTCTTTTCCGTACGGTTGCACATAATACTTGAAATAGGTACATTGCTTTTGCATTTCTGCTCGTTTGGAACTTTCTGCGGCACGTATGCCCTGTATAATCAATATATCATCATTTACTTCATCTAGGATGTAATCAACCATCGGAATCGTTTTAAGTTCCGATGTACAGAACCGTCGTTGTGACGATGGCCAGCGAGATTTCTTTTTCACCAAGTCAACCATTCCATCAAACTTTTTTGATTTGATCGTAACAAGGTTCAAATCTAATAACCGACGTATCTCTTCGATATATTGGTAAGTCAACGGATGCTCCCAACCGGTATCGCAAAACACCGTGACAAAGTTTTTTGTCAGTTTGTTGCGAACCCAAAGCAGAGACGCAAGACTATCTTTTCCGCCACTGAATGTCACTAGCACTTTCATTTGTAGCCTCCCTTCCTCAATTGTTCAATAACAACTGGTACTACACGAGTAACAGCATAAAAAGCATTATCCGTCAATTGGCGTTGCCATGCCGAAAAACGGGGTGACCAACGAAAACCGTTATGTTTGAGATTTGAAATAACATCAGGCCGTGGTTTTGTATCAAAAACTATCTGAACTCTATCTTCGGAGTAATTCTTAATTACCCGGCCACCATCAAAAAGTATTTCCACATCTTTTTGGTTCTCTTTTTCTGCCTGTTTTGAGATAGATTGATTTGCAAGTTCAGCGAGTTTCCAAAATTTATGGCGATTGGTAAAAATTGGTTTAACTCGACTTTCGTTTAAGGATCTGACATATTCAATCGCTTTGTTCATCAAATCGACCTTTCCGTTTCTTGCAATCGTTTCCAGCTTATTATACAAATTGGTTGGCAAAAAATGCTCATCGATCATCCTCTTTACACGCATCCACTCTTCCTCCGCTTTCTGATCTTCCGGTTTTGTCTCCTCTACCCTTCGAGCTATCGACTTGAGCACTTTTTCTCTCCACGCTCTAAATTCATTGACAGCATTGTCATAGTAATTATTCATCTTCTCATTTCGTCTTGACGGAAAACGGGCTGGCCCTGTTATCATGGCGCTCATTATACGAGAATGCTTATTGAACAATATTTGAACCCATCCTTTGTACTTGGCTATATATCGCTCTCTTTCTTCTTCCGGCATTGTTTTTATATCATCGTTGAGCTCTTCTTCGTACATGCGTATGTGATACGATCCACGTTCCTCTGGACTGAAACTTGTAGCATAAAAAGCATCGCAAGCGCATTTCCAAAACTCCTCAAGGTTTACCTCATATTTCCACTCTACAACCGACCAAAGACCTAAGTCTTTGTCATTAATAACAACCGCCTCATTATCGGAAATACGGACTGCAGTATGCGCATAGTCGCAACGCATTAAATTATCACTCAACTTTTTACCTCTCCAGTTAAAAAGCCATTCACCCTGTTCCGGGTTTGCTATACTCACCACCTTAAATGCACGGTGACAGTTCTTTTTTGATAGTAAAACTTGTTCGGTATTACCGGTCTGTATTTTATTTTCTTGCATTATAGTTCCTTGTTTTTAAATATTTACACCTTATATTTCCGTTCAAAATCATACTTCCTAAACTCATGGTACGCTTGTTCCAATGTTTTAGAAGTCCTATCGCCTTCCGGTATATCCCAGCTTTTGGAATTATTGATACTATCATCCATGGCTATGGAACCCCTTTCTTTCTCATACCGGCCAAGCCATTCTAAAATAACAGCCCCGTCTATCCGATCATAAACCTTCCCATACAATCCCTTTTTCGCCCGATTAAAACATAGCTTGAAATCATCAGGCTTAAAGAAATAGTATTCATCAATAATCAGATCAACTGTTTGTGCGACTTGTACTGCTCCGATCGATTTCCCTACATTGAAAAAATCTACCAAATCATTCAAGACTTTTACCATAAATCCACGAAGATGCGTCTCTCCAAATTCTTTGTTCATAACCGCTATAGAGCAGCTTGGGCTATCAAACACATCATTTACTGTTTTGGGCCGCAGACTGTTGTAATATGGCATCGGCAAGACGCCCCAAACGCTCACGCTCGATTCTCTTGTTTTCGGCATCAGTTCCGGAGGAAGTACGCCGGTTGTTTGATCTATTTCCGATATGAGTTGTATTGTTTGTTGTTTGTCCATTTTTTTTGCCATTATCTGTGAGACAATTTCATTAAACTTTGAATTAATATTCGTCACGCTGAAGTTTTCTAATATCCATCCGTCAGTGATTGAATCCAACAAGTATTTCAAAGCGTTCAACACGCCTTGATCGTCAATAGGCAAATTCTTCTTCTCCCGTTGAAATTTCAACTTCTTAAGCAAAGAAGACATATTTCCCGCATCTTTCGCACTCCAATAGTAGCTGGATGAGAAAAGAGCCTGATAGCGTTCCTCGAAAAGTTTCTTCGCTTCCGAGTTCAACGGATTAGGACACTTTTTCGGTTTGGATGTTGAATTGTCCGATTGTGCATCCAGTTCCGACTCCCGTTTTTTTAACTCTTCCTCCAAAGCACGTAAAACCTCCTCCTTCTCCAAAAGCTCTTTTTCTTTCGCCCTGTCAACCCCCTTAGGGGGTGTGGGGGATATATTATCTAAGTCTATAGTCTTATATTCTTTAGTCTTATATAATATGCTTGGGTCTTTGCTAAGGTTTTTACTTAAGTCTTTACTAAAGCGTTTGCTAAAGGTTTTGCTAAAGTGTTTACTTAAATCATTTAAGTAATAAACGGGAGATTTTTCATTCCTTTTTCCTGACTCAAACATCAATAAACCTTTGCTCTGTAATCTATTCCTGCAATCGATTAAGGTAGGCTCAGATATACCGATCGATAGGATGATTCTTCTGTTGGGACACTCAAACGGATTTTCCCAACCCCGAATATTGCACTCACTTAACAAGAAGAAGTATAAGTACGCCTCGTTCGAGGAAAATTTGACGTTCTGCGATGTCTTCCAAAAAAGGTTTATGTAATCTATATAGGTCATATTATAAGTCACGCTATCATTTTCTGACGAATCAGGTTCATATTCTTCTTCACCAGTTTTACTATCTGGTCGTGAAACTCACTTACGCCATTGCAAACGGCCCGAGACTGGACGATATTCAGCGTCTTCAAATTCACCTCTATCGTCTCGATACGTTTGCCACCGGTGTCCTTTGCTGACAGTATCAAACGATCCGGCCGATTGTAATATCCGAGTTTATACACGCAGTGATGCATAGCCTTGCCTTCTTGATAAAACTGGGTAATACTCTCCAACGGGCAAATGACTATGTTACCATCCGTGATTTTCATTCCGAAAAACTTTTCCATCCGTTCGTAGAAGCCGGCTATATCCTTCATGAGCTTTTCACGCCTACGGATAGCTTCCACACGATCCCTATCCTGTCTCAACTTGGCTTCACGGGCATCTTTCTTTGCCAATAGCCTATCGTGCGCGACCTTCAAGTTCTTAGGACATACATAATGGGCATTACGCAAGTCTTTACCGAAATAAGCCAATAAAGACATATAGTCTTCCCAGAGGGACGCATCCTTGATAATATAATGGTTACGGTTACAAATATTGAATGATGGCTTATAACGAAGCTGGGAAAAGCCGTTTCTATACATGTGCTTCAGCATGGATATTTGCCCGGTCTTGAGGCATAGTTCCGCGTCATTACCTCCTTTCAAAAGGTCACGTATCAACTTAGACGGGGTTACATCCGGGAACAGTCGATTCAGTCCCCGTTTTTTCAATTCCGGAAGTAATTCTTTCCTTGGATAAAGCTCTCCAAATATCGCATATAAATCACCATAATAATTATATGGGTTACTTCCATATTCACCCTTGATACTAAGAGGGGAACTATACGCAAATCCGTTACGTCCCATATTTATTGGACGGGCTATGATCGTACGTTTTCCGTCTTCACGAATCCATTCTTGAACAACTTCAGTAAAATCATAATACACCGGAGAAGTTCCCCTACGGGCGTTTTTCCAACATAGTATATGCCGGATCACCTGAAACCCGCCTCTCACTTGCAGGATGGACATATACGCCTCCTCATGGTTCTTCTGCTTTCTGCTGACCTTTACATCTAATTGATGGTGGCAATAAGGGCATTCGGTCTTGTCACCCAATTTACTATTACCCGTATTAACCCATATCTCGCCACATTCAGAGCACCACAACTCATTCTTACATTTGTAAGCTACATGGTCGAACACGTGTTCCTTGGCCCATTCCTCCTGCGCCTTTGTGATGGCGGGAAGCTTTTCGCTCAATCCCGCCACCAACTTTTCCAATCTCGTTCTCGGCTTCATATCAAAACAGGCTCATTTGTTGGACACTCTCATCAACCTTCTTCTTGGCCGGCCTCTTTTTAAGCGATCGGTATTGCTCTTCGGTCAACCTTTTGATGGCCGCCTGACGGGCAGCGTTCTTTTCTTCCTCCGTAAGTTCTACTTTATGGGAAGAAGAAACGGAGCTACCGACAGGAACTTTTCCGACCTCGATATTCTCTTCATCATAATAATGTACGGCCATACCAAAAACCTCCGTATCACTCATCACGACAGAGGTTCCACGCTTACGGGCCTCTCCCAAGATATAACGACAACACTCGTCTATACTCTTTTTAGGATTGGCAAGTCTCGGGGCAAACAGAAGATCTTCCGCCGCCCTCTCCTGTAAATATTTCTGGATTGTATCTTTGAACTCTTTCATAACTTACGGGATTGTCATGGGCATTAATAAATAGGTAAGTTCCTCGTTCCCGGATTGGTTCTCCGGAGTTATCAAGATAGCGCGGCTAGGCTCGCTAAAGGAAAGCCTCGTACGCCCGTCATCGATACATGAAAGTATCTCAAGAAGCAACGATCCCTTAATCCCGATCGAGAACTCATTCCCGTTAAAATCGACCTCCAACGTTTCCTCCGCGGAAGTCGAGAAATCTATGTCTTGGGCGAATACGGTCAACTTATCACGAATGATCCTCAAGACGATAAGGCATGAGGCCTTATTGGAGAACACCGATGTCCTTTTAATAGCCCCGATCAGTTGTCCGGTGTCAACAAGCAGTTCCAGCTTATTCGCCTTGGGTACCACAGCTTTCCAATTAGGATATCTCCCCTCCACATTCCGGAACGATATCTCATAGTCATTGAGTATGACATCGGACCAATCCGCACCGACCCTCATTTCCATGTTATCGGAGGAAGCCGGAAGTATCGCCTTCAATACCGAGGCTATAGGACGGCTGATTATAACTGAGATCTTGCCAACCTGTCTATCATTGCCCTTTCTCAAGAATCCCATGCCATGCCCGTCCGCACCGACAAAGCATACGGTCTCCGGTTCCGTCTCAATAAAGACAGAGCTTAGGACCGGACGGATATCATCATTCCCGGCCAAATTTATGACCTTGGATATCCCATTGAATAAATCCTCCGCGCTCAATGACACAGAGTCCAAGACCTCGATCGATCTTTTTCCCGGATAGGTAGATGGGTCATAACCCACCACCTCGAACTTTCCACCATGGTACTTGATCCTTATCTCACGGGTATCCTTGTTGATGATTATATCAATTGGTTGCTCGGGCAGGTTCCTCAGTCCTTCTAATAAGGAAGTCGGGACACAAATAGATATCTCCTCGTCGAAGATGCACTTAAGGCTGGTGGTTATCCGGCCCTCGCTATTCGATCCGGTGATGAATAACCGGCCTTCCCTCGTCTTAAACAAGAAATGACAAAGGATCGGCGTGGATGATTTGGCGGGTATGATCTTCGCCAAAAGCTGCAATCTTGATAGCAGCGCTGTTTTAGAAATAGAAATCGTCATAGTGCCTGTTTTTTTGAAGGCACCCGGTAAGTCTTTGTTTTATGGAAGTTTACAGAAATAAGAGACCAAACACATATAAACACAAAAAGTTGGATCTCAAACTTTCGTCTAAAATCCAACTCGCTATTTCAACGACAAAGATAGAGTCATTTTTTTAATCCGCAAATTATTTCCATCTTTTTTTCGTTTTTTTCTTCAAATACATAATCAAGAATCTTGGCATTCAAGCGGTCGATAACGCTAAAATCGGTCTTAACATACCCAGATGTCACCCTATGGGAAGAAGCATGGTTAAGGCAAAAGCCTACTAAATCCAAACTTGCATCGAAATCGTTTTGAGCGAATGTAGCCCAACTATGCCGAAACGAATAGACAGAAATATGAGGAAGGTCGTTTTTTCTTGTTATATCACTTATTCCCTCATTTATACATTTATTGAAATTCTTACTTGATCCATAAGTCTCACAGAAGTTAAACAGCCTTTTTTCTCCAGCATATTTCTCAAGCAAATGAGATAGCCTATCTGGTACGGCTATCTCTATATACGCCTTGTCATCCCTCCTATTAGTAGTCTTACGTCTGCAGTAACACATCTTTCCGTCTCTAAGGTTCTCTTTTTCCATATAATACAGGTCAGCGGTGTTAATTCCGGCAAGACAAAAAACGATCTCGCACACATCCCTAGCACGATCAGCTCTTGATCCATACTCCGCGGATACCGCAAAAAAATCTCGAACGGTTCTAATGTCCAATGCCCTTTTCTCTGGAACTGTAGGTCTAGGTACCCTCACTCCCCTAAACGGGTTATTCCGTATAAGCATCTCGCCGGTATCATAATTATTATACCGCTCGCATCCAGCCATAAACATTGTCTTGATCCGCTTCGGATAGCCATGTTTCTTGTACAAGCTATCTTTCATCGAATCTATCCACTCCTTGAATATAGACGATGTAAGATCAGAGAAGAGAATGTCGTCTTTCCCCATATATTCCTCCAAGCGCCTTAACGCAAGCTTATAATTTATCGACGTGGATTCTCTTCCCTCGTTATCCATCTTAGAGGTAAACCCCTCACAAAATTCAGAAAAAGAAGGTGCGCTAGAATCCCTCCTCAAGAAGTCCAGTATCTTTCTGATATCCCAACATTGTATATCTTCACGATTAAGCCGGGACATATACCCGTCAATAAGAATAGAAATATCCTTGATGATGTAATTATCTATTACCTCACCCTTCCGAACAGACTTAGCCTTGCAGACTTTATCTGTTTTTATATATCCTACCTGTCCGTGATGGGTTACACGAATATAAACAGGATACGTATTGTCTTTTCTCTTAGCTCGTACGCAAATTTTGAAATATGCCAT